GTGAGTTTCCTGATTGCCATAATTGGCACTATAAGATAGATTTTTTCTTTTATATCTTGTAGTATCCATTTAAAGACGAGTTTTTATTAGTATTACCTTCTAATCAATCGGTTATTGAATACCCCGGTTGAGGGATGACTAATAAATCTAATGAATTGTATTCGGTGTTAGGATTTATGATGGTATTTCCTAATTTCCTCAAACAACCATCTCCGACAAAAATGACAACAACAACATAAATAGTGATATGATCACTAGTCCTAAACAAGGACCAACCCCACAACATGCAGATTCCTTTCTTGCGGGAGAGGATGACACTAGCGGGGGCAAAGATAACGTCCAAGTGCAAAACCATGCTAGCGGTAGTAGCACTAACGATCAAAGTGTCTCTTCTGCTAGTCAGGGTTTTTACTCTAATTTGACTATAAGAGACATGGATCATTCTAAAGATCATTATGACGCACCCGCTATCGTTAGGTCAGTTCCTAATGAACTTCGGATGGATTATTCTAGAATCATTAATAAACCTTTTTTAGTTAAAACTTTGCGTTGGTCTACAGCCGATGCTCAGTTTTCTAATCTTGATGTTAATAATCGTTTTCCATACGATTATATTAATGCTTTATCGAATGATCTATTGAAAGTTCCTTTCAGAGCTTCCGCTCTGTATAGAATGAAGGCCTGTTTGATGATTCAAGTTTCTGGAACAGCAATGCACCAGGGTACAGTCGCAGTTTCTGCTTCTCCCTTCGGTATAAATGCTAATTCCAGATCCTTGTTTAATCACGCTATGGCCGCTCCTCACGCTTTTCTGAATGCAAACAACTCAACAGCAGTTTGTGTTCCCATTCCTTTTTATAGCAATCAAACACTATCTGATTGTAATGTCGATAATAACGTTCCCTTACCAGATGTAACTGAGGGTAATTATGCTTCTATAAATTTTATAGTTCTTAATCCTTTAGTTGCTCCAACCTCTGGTTCGACAGAAGTTACTATAACCGTGCATCTTATCTTCGAACAAGCCGATTTTTATGTTCCCCATGTAGATCCAGTTTATATTGAATCTGGATTTTCCTCATGGAGTTCGTTTGCCTCTAGCTATATCGATAGTCTGTTTGGAGGAATTAAAACTTATGCTACCAAGTTTACTGGTGATCTTCTCGATTTAACTCGAGGGACCATCAGATCTTACACTGGTTTGCACAATAATAATTCTTCTAAATTAGACGATCGTAAAATAGTTGGCACGCGAAATTTTCAGAACATAGTCGATTCAGGCACTGCTTTTGAGAAATTAGACCCTTACTCTAATTTCTCTCGCATAACAGCAGAGCCTATTTTCGAGACTTGTATAGATGAGATGGACATGAAGTATATTCTTTCCAAACCTTACTATATCGACACCTTTCGTTTGCGTAACTCTAATGCCACCGGAGACCTTTTGTTTTCTAGACCTATTACGCCAGTTCAAGAAAACATATTGGTTCCCGATGGCCTTCAAAGAGTTCAAATTTTTTCTATGCCGTTGCAACGTTTAGCCTATCTTTCGCGATATTGGCGAGGCAGTTTGAAATTACATATTCAAGCGAATATGACTAATTTCCATTATGCCAAGCTAACTATCGCGAGAGATTACTCTCCTCCTGTTCAAGCTTTGACCCAGAATCCTTCTTATGATTCGATTCAAAACTTGCTTGTAGATACCATTGAATTTAGCGCAGGTGGGCAAATACAGACAGTCGACCTGCCTTATTGCTCAAGTTGGAATCAATTGGAATGTACCACTTCCTGGGAAGTTAATGCTCTCCAGCATGGTATGTACTATATTTATTCCACTCAACCATTAATTGTTAATGGTTCTGTATCGCAAGAAGTTAATTTCAATGTGTATCTCTCAGCAGGAGATGACTTCGAATTTTATGGTTATTCAACCAATAACTTTAGAACTCGATTTGACGAACAACCCCTTCCGACCCTTTCTAACGCCGTCCCAACAACAGATCCCGTGAATAGAGCATCTACAGGAATAGATGTTCAATCAGAAGTAACGAGACAAGAAAATTATAGACAATTCTTTAGAGAATCAGCAGAAGTTCCTATGAGTGTTCCCGGACAAGTTGATCTTCAACCTAAAGACGTGAAAACCACGTCTGATCCCGTACACACTAACTACTTTAAACCAGTTTATAGTGTGCGTGATTATATGCGAAGATTAACCCCTAAACAGACTTTTGAAATAGATACTACTCAATTGCAAGCAAACAATTACTTGCAGCTATCTGTTTCAGAATTACTTGGTCTATCGTACGGTATAACTACTGATCCTGACTCAAACTCCCTTGGAGAAATCCAGAAAATGTTTCTGGGTTATGCAGGTGGAGGTAAGTTTAAGATCCGCATTATTGGTAATGCTGATGTTAAAGCTTATTTTGTTCCGCCAGGCTCTATTTATAATAGATCAATAGGAATTAGAGCAGCTAATTTCACTCCTTCCCTCAATGCTATAGCTTCTAACTTGGTTATTGATGGTTTGAATGAGAAAACTGCTTACTGTCCAATGGATATTAATTTTCCGCTTAATTCTCAAGAATTTACAACAGTCTATAAATCTGGTATGTCTTCTACCTCTCTTTCTAGAGAGTTTACAACTGGAGACTACCAAAGTTCTAATGTTACTGAAATTGAAATCGAAATCCCTAACTACTCCCGGTATAGGTTTGTTGGGTCCTTCATGAAAGGAAGACTCGCCCAACCTAATTCCGAAGAACTATATTTACCAGATAATCTTGGTTATATAGTTATTAGTTATCGTAGAGAACATCTAGCCTCTGCACTTAGCACCGAAGCTGCTCTCTCTAAACTATGCTTTGAAATTTTCACAGCTAGTTCAGATGAGGGTAGAGCCGGTTTTAATTGTGTGGCTTTCCCCAGTAGGTTACGATACATTGTTGCACCTACTGGACTTGAAGTTCAAGTTTCACCATTCAATACTGGTGTTGCAACATTTTCTGACTATGCGTCGTCTTTGGCTGTGTCAAGCGATGCTGCGCCTCGTGCGTATTTTACTAATTAAACACAGTGAGAACAGATTAGTCTATGTTCTTTAAAGCTTTAGACTAGGGTGATTCCCTTCATCGACCCCGGCAGGATTGCTCTTCAGATAGGCGGTAGAACCGGAATCTGATTATACCTTTTGAATAGGGTGGTGCCTGAATTAAAAATAGCCAATGGCTCGAAAGAGAAATGCGTAACGCGCCCATGAAAAATCAATCTAAACATGAGGATCTCGCTCCTTCTAAAAGCGATGACTTGGCCGATGGAAAGCAATCGGGTTTGACCTACATGTCTAATGATAATGCTAACGATGACGTGACTTATTTACTGTTTTACACTTCAACGAAAGTGATAAGACAAGTAACTAAGAAAACTTTCGCGAAGTTAGAAGCTAAATGCTTCGTACTTCGTGACGACGTCAAAGTTAAAGTTATCGGAAAGCAACTCCCTTGGAAAAGTGTTAAGCAGTTGTTAACTGCTTACAAAAGTGTCTTGTTCGGTAAGAACAAGCGAGAGTTTTTGGATGTCTTTAAAGATGCCTATAACAATCTCGGTGAGATGAACAATCTTTTTAGAATTGTTAAAACGTGGATGACACAGTTTTCTGATACTATAGCTCATGTTCATAAGAATATTGATTATTCAATGTTCATCGATCTCGCCCTGATCGTTCTTCGTTTACAAAACATAGACAGATTCACAGTGATAGATATTACTTCTATTATTCTTAGTCTTTACAATTTACATAGCAAATGTAACAAGTTGAATGACAGTTTTAAATCTTGGAAAAGTGAGTCTGGCCCTGATCCTTTGATGCTCAGTTTGATTTCATTCGCTTTACCATCTCAATTTAATGAGATTTTGAAGAGAATGTCAACATTCACGTATTCAAAGTTGTGTGACGAACCAGGTATTTTTTATAACTTCATCGATACAATTTTTGAAGCGGTTGAGTATATCATCAACTTACTCCCTATCGATGGATCTTATAAAGACACCATGAAGCAGATGTTACAATGTTTATCTTTTGGTAAACATTATCGTCTGCTTAGACAAGCAAAAGACATGTGCATGAAGTGGAAGAACGCTCCTGCTGCGTCGGTAGATCCGTCGTTTAGGAATCAAGTTAAAGATATGCACAAAGATCTCAATGATAATGAGGCTCTTAAAGAGCTCAAACGCAGATCCGCAACAGTTTCTTCTACTTTTGAATCCTTCGATCGTTTACACAAATGCGTACTGGCTTATGAAGCTCCTGATAGAGTTGAGCCTTCGTGTTTTATATTCGAAGGTCCTCCTGGCGTTTTTAAGTCTGTTCTTATGAATATGGTGATAAAATGTTGTAATAAAACTACATATGCTCACCATATCAAACCGATGAACGATGGAAAGGATTTCTATGACTCCTATAATGGAGAAGAAATTTTTGTGATGGATGATCTTGGGCAACAAGGTATATCCCAATGGAGATCAATAATAAACATGGTCTCCAATTTGAAGCTGCCTCTTGATTGTGCAGCGCTTAACCTGAAAGACACGAAGTTTTTCAATAGCGAAACTATCATGGTAACAACTAACAATTTCATGAACATTCATGGATTGTTGAGAAATGATGGTATCGATAATGTAGAAGCTTTGCATCGCAGAGGATACGTCTTTGACTTTTCTAAGATAACACGAAAAGGTGATAAGCTCAATGGTTTCTTACAATTCAAAAGCTATGATATGAAACTTAAAAATTTCATAAATAGTTTTCCTGAAGATGTGAGTAACTTCATGAGAGATCATAACATCGAAATAGACGTAAAACTCCCAGTGACTGGATTACCCCTTGGCAAGATTGCTTCCTGGATTCTGAAGATTGTAAGGGTTTTCAGCGAAGTCAAGAAACAGCATAAGACAAGTACTGACCT